TTTCCTGCCTTCTCTGCCCTTAACGACTCAACAGCTATATGTTCTACTTGCACAATCTTTTTTCTGTCCTTAGAATAGATTATTTGAAGCGCAGCTTGACCCATCATTTTATAGTCATAACATATTTTTTTCATAGTGTGTTTTTCAAACAAACTTTTCATTTCTTCATATTCTTTGGGCTTATCTTCATTATCTACAGCTTCCAGTCCTTTACCGTATATCATTTCTGATATTCCGTTTATAGCTGCATTATTTGTAGGAGAGCCATTGTATCTGTCAATCAAATATTGGAAATAGTCATTGTCATCTCCATACTCAACATATTCTTTGTTGTAATGTTCTACAACCTCTGGTCTCGTGTATGAATCAAGATTGACAACATGGATTTCTCCATTGTTTTTTATTTTAGTGTTAATTCTTTTTTTTGTCATAATATTACAAAGTCATTATCGTAAGAGTTTTCTGTAGTATAATCTCCAGAATGTACATCAAATATATTAAAATTAGTTTGGTCTGTACAAAAAATAGCACCCCTGTATATAATTGACGTACCGTCTTTTACTTTAAATGTATAAAACCTACCTTCTTTCAAACTGAAAAAACCTGTTATAGTCATATAACCATTTGAATTGCTTACACTAATACTAACGTTTGAACTGACTCTTGTTGATTTATCAAGTAGTTCAAATGTAGGTGATGCAACAGCACTTCTAGGAATTATCTTAAAAGTCTGTCCGCTAGTAGCTGTAGTAAGTATTACCATATTATAAATAACAAATAATATTTAATTTGTTTATATAAAAAAAGGGATACATCAAGCATCCCTCTTTTGTACAAAGTAAATTTAATTATTAAGAATTAGTTCCTTCTGTAATTGTTATAGTACCAGAAAGTCCAGCAAATTGACTAAACGGATAAGTACCACTCGTTGCATCTACTACCATAAAGTTAGCAGGTTTTCTCTCCATAGCAGATAAAGTAAGTGTATAACCACTTAAATCTCCCATAGCAGCACCAGTTACTATTGTACCACCTGATACATCAGCACCATGCTCTAGTCCCATCAACATACAATTTCCATTGTAGTCTTCTACAACTACATGAGGTCTTCCGAAAGCTAATAATTTTAATTCTTTATTATCTTCCTTACTTAATTTGTGTAATGTTAAATTTAATGTTTGTTCGAAGAATGTAGTACCATTTTCTCTTGAAGCAGTAATATTAGATTCAAATGATGAGTTACCTTTTACTTCATATTTAAATGCAGTTAAGTTGTTACTTGAATCTCCTGTCATGTTTGCAATTTCGTCATCTGTTTCAGTAACTGTACCTAAACTACCAAAATCCACAAAGTAAACATTCTTAATACCACCAACTACGTCTTTACATGGTTCTTTTCTACCTCTTGTTAAATTACATGCCATATTATTATTATTATTAAAAAAAAAGGTAGATAGGCATATACCCACCTACCTTAATTTATGTTAAACTATGATTACGAGTATAATACTATATCACTTCCAATTCCATGCTGTACTCCAGCACTTCCTCTTAAGACAACTCTTACGTTTTGACTTCCATCAATATCAGCCATATCAATTAACTTAACTTCTTGCCAGTCATTTAATAGACCAGTACCAAAGAATAAGTTAGAAGATTCTGCTGCAACCATTTTATTAGCACCTAATCCAGACGCTGTAAATAGTGGAATACCTTGAAAGTTCATTTCAGTTTGTCCAACATGATATAACTCTCTATATCCTAATGCTGCTTGAGCTTGAATGTAAAACTTAGCTGCACTTGTTGGAATATAGATTTTTAAATCTTCTTTACCATAAACTGCACTTGGAATAGCATCTACTACCTTTCCTAGTTCTGCAATTATGTTTCCTGCTGTAAGTGTTGTACCTGCAACATCAACAACATCTCCATCTGCTGCTAATAAAGCTTGAAAACCGTCAAATTCTCCGTTATTTGCAGTCGCACCCTGCCAAATGTTTTGCTCAGTTTTTTGAGCAACTTTTGCTGCAACCTGTGCAATTAAGAAATCAGAGAATTTTTTAGGAAGGTTATCATATTGGCTAAAGCCCATAGATTGCGCATCCCAGTCTTGTCTGAAATCCTTTTTACATAACTGAAGGTTCACTTGGAATTCTTCTGGTTGTAAGATTCTTTCTGTTAATGTTACATTTGAAGTTGGATTAAAGTCGCAAGAAGCATCTTTTAAAATGCTGTTCATTGATAGCTTTTTAATCACTTCTTTATATTTAATATTGGGTTTAATTGAAACCCCGCCTTGTGATAACGTTACACCACTTAGTAAAGCTGCTGCTATATACTCACCAGCAAATTCGCCTGCATAAGTAGTTGTTATCGAAGTTGTAGTCGCCATATCTTTTATTCTATTTATTTAATTATTATAATTCTCCAACTGAAATTGATGAAGCTGCGTTACCATTTCCCCATAGGAAATAGCTAGTGCCATCAGAATGTATCTCGATATAATCACCGATACTTTCTGCATCATCTTCAAATGTTACTCTATCTACTGCGTCAGCTTCAACGATTGCTCCGTTTACCATAACACCACCATTAATAGTATCTCTATTGTCTGCTGGTGATTGTACTACGAAGTCCGTTGAAAATGCTGCTGCCACAACAAATTTTGCTTTCCATCCTGCTGTAGGTGCAGGTAAAGTTAATGTATAACCTGTTCCAGAAATTCTAAATACTTTTCCAGAATCTGATAGATTTAATGAGCCTGTTGCTGTAACTGTTTCATAGTCATCAAACATTCTCATTACATCATCACTAACGTGTTCTAATACTGCCATAATTATTATTATTTATTTATTTATTATTAATTAAGTTTTCCATAACTCTATCAAGAGTTGATTTTCTTCTATCTCGAGCAAACTTAAATTTAGGCTCGAAATTATCTTCTGAATTATGTTGAATAGGCTCGGCTGCAGGTTCTGCAGACAATTTTTCTATTTCCTTAGACATAGAAACCTTTTCGTCTTCATATCTTAATTTCATGTCATCAATCATACTTTTGATTGAAGCCATGTCTTTTTGATATTGTTCTTTTGTAACGTATTTTTCTTCGTCAAGTTCAACATTTTCTTCTTCAGCAATAACTTCAGATTCTTGTTCTTCAAGTTGTACTTCTTCTTGTACTTCTTCAATAACTTCTTCCTCAGCTTTTACTTCTTCTAAATGTACTTCTTCATTTACCGCTTCTTCAGTAAGCTTCAAAGACATATCAGCTTCCTCTTGAATTTGTTCTGCAACTTCTTCTTGAGAAAGTTCTTCTTTTTTTATTAAAGATAATTTTTCCATAATATCTTTTAATATTAATGTAGCTTTATTCTTTTCCATAACTTAAGTTTAGATTTATATATATATAATAAACTGAAAATAAAGTGTTAGATTTTACACCTTACCAATACCCTGAGCTCTCAGAGTACCATCACAACATTTTATAGAGTATGTTTTGCCATCTTTACAAAGACAACCTCTGCGACTATTTTTAGGTACGTTTCTACCAACGGTTTCTTTTGACTTTCTCATTTTTTACTTTTAGGATGTTTAGCTGGCAACAAATCATAATCAGTTGTGTATTTTGCATTTTGTGGTCTTCCATTTCTTACAAGATACATAAATGCGTTGACTCTTGCGTGTGCCCATTGTGAAGGTGATTTAACATTAGGAGAATGACTTGTGTTAAATGCACCAAGTCCTCTTTGGAATACAGATGCAAGCATCCCTACTGTAATACCATAACCTAATTTTTCTTTATATCTTTTGTTAAAATCATCAGCTTTTTTTTGCAAAGATGCCCTGTCTTTTGCAGATACTTTTGCACCTCTTTTACCAGAAGCATCACCTTTTGCAGTTCCTTTACCTTTTGGATTTTTATTTGGTGTTCCTGAAGCTGGTGCTTTAGGGCTTTTTCTTATACCACCTCTAGGCCCAACTTCTGCTAGTTTAACACATTTACCATATACTTTTTTAAATCCTTCTGGGCATTTACCATAAACAAGTTCTTCATCTTGTATATGTTTTTCACATGGCATAAACCAAGACTTACCTTCATATTCATGTACATGATGTCCTTTACAACCAATGTTCTTTGCCATTTCTTCTGCCTTCTCCTTAGAAGAATAAGCAAGTCTATCATCAATAATAGCAAAATCTTTGTCAATAACCATAGAAGATAATTCCAGTTCTCCTAATTCTTTTAGTTTACCTCTTGACCAAGCAAGGCCAGATTTGCCACCCCATAATAAATATGATATAGTTCCACATGCTTTACTGTCGTTAGGGTCATAATATGTTTCTGCTCGACTTAAATATGAATACATCCTTTTTATTGTTGATACAGAAAGTTTTTCACCTCTTGCTAATTGCTGTGCTCTTACTTTACCAACGCTAGTAGCGCATTTATTATTCACTTTTTTATTTAGTTCAATACCTCTTTTGGCATTGTTCCTTACACCACTACCATAATCACCATATGTTTTTAATTCATATTTATTATCTAGTATTGAATTGGCTATCTCTAATAAAATTTCTTTTGCCTCTTCTTCGTCATCAACTGAATTTAGTTTAGACATATCAATTTTATCCGTAAAATATCCCTCTATAGAAAAACCTTTTACTAAACCTGTTTTTACATATTCATTCCAAACAGCGTCATTGTTTACTTTCATAGTTACCATCCATGTTCCTGTAGGTAAATCAAAACCATATTTTTTAGATTTATCCATATTGGCATCATCTATAATCCAAGATTCAACAACTGATAATCCGTGTAATTGTGCTTGATGTTCTAGTGTAGATTTATTTTGATTACCTCTCATTAGAAATAATTGTGAAGCCTGTCTTACAGTATCTTCAGAAAAGTATATATAATATTCTTCATCACCGTTTGACCTTAATATATTTTTATTAGGTATTAATGCTGGGCCAATAAGTATTCTTTTATCATTATCTACTTCAGCTAATTTAATTTGTTCTTGTTTAGATAAAGCAATAAAGTTTTCTTCAATAGCTGGTCTATCTACAATAGATATAGCTTCTATGCCAGACATTAGTTGTTCTTCGTCAATAAGTAGTTCAATAATTTTCATATTAGATTTATATATAATTAATTAATTCTTGCTGTTGTTGTAATATTTCTATCAAGTTCTTGTTGTGTTGTTACTTGTTTGCCAACAACAAAAGCTTGTATTGGTCTTCCAGTTACACCAGCTAATGATGTGGCTAATTGTGATGTTTCACTTGCGCCTACAACGTTAAAATCTGGTGCTTCCACAGTAGTGTCTCCGCCAGATTGCGAGCCAACTCCTGCACCACCAGAAGGTGTTTTAATTTTTCTTATAGCCGCAACGTTTGCTAAACCTTGTGCTACTGCTGCTGCTGCTGCTATTGCAGCTCTTACTGGTGCATCAGGTGTAGGTAAACTAAATTGAGAATCATAAGCTTTTTGTGCTGCTGCATAAGTTGATATTAATGTTCCAGCTATAGCTAATCCTTTACCTACTCCAGTTTCTCGGCCAGCTAATTGACCTAATGCAACTAAAGCATTACCTGTATCATTATATGCTTGTATTTTTGAATCTTTCTCTATCTCTGCAAGTTTTATCTGGTCTTTACTCGCCTTTTTTATCATCTTTGTTTGTTCTGTAAGAGCCTTGTTTAATACAGATAAACTTTTTACTGCTGAATCACCAGCACCTTCAAGTGCATCTCTAGCAAATATTTGTAACCTTGTAAGACCTTCAAACAAATCTTTATCAACCACAACATCTCTTATGCCTTTAAAAGCTTTTACAACATCAACATCATCTGGGTCAAATCCTGTTGTTGATAGAGCATTAAATTCTGCTAATAATTGTCTTATTTGCTCTTGTATATCAGCTATTGATTTAGCTCTATTTTCATCTGCCCTTTCTCGTAAATTATCAAGCGGTATTAAACCTCTAGTAATAGTGGTCAACATTATGTTTACAAACCTACCAAGACTTGTTGTGTTATCTTCTAGTGATGAGTTTTCTGCTTCAATAAGTTCACCAAACTTCTTTTGAAGTAATGCAGCTATTGCTTGTGCTTTAGCTTTTTGTTCTAGCATTGGAATATAATTCTTAATTGCTTCTCTTGACTTATCTGTCAAATTACCTTCATTATCTATTTCAATGTTTAATTTTTTATGTTCTTTATTTATTTCGTCTAATGCAGATTGTTTTTCATAATAAGATTTATTTACGTTTTCTAATACAGAAACTAATGTTTGTAATTTACCTATCTGTTGTCCTGCAGCTTCTGCAGCATCTTTTTGTGATTGCCTTAAATCTTTAACAGCTTGGGTTGTACCAGTAAGCATGTCAAGTAGTTTTGGCCCAAATGAAATTAAAAGTTGTACAAGAATTAAAAAACCACCAGTTCCTATTAAAGACCTACCTAATTGTTTAAAAGACTCAACGGCACTACCGTTTGTCTCAATAAAACTTGACAATAATGTAACTACTTGTGATAAGTTGTTTGCGATTGCTGTAAATCCAAAAGAAGCATCAGAAGCTAAACGACCAGTTTCTAAAAGTATAGCATTATTTAGTCCTGATTGTGCTCTTGCCTTTTTAGTAGTTTCAGCTACTTTTACCTGTGCACTTGACAAACCAGATAAAGCTTTCTCTACTTTTGATACAGCTATATTGGCATCTTTAGCGCCTACCTGTATTTGAATTAATATCTTCTTAGTTGCCATGTCTTAACCTTTTTAATTGTTCTTTCATTTCCTTGTAATTTCTAACGCCTTTGTACTTTCCTTTAGCAATCTCTATAAGTTCATCTTCCCCATACCAATCAGATGCGTTCAATAAGTCAATTATATTCTTTATCATGATTCTAATTTATTTAATAATTCTAAATCTGATACTTCTGTTTTGAAGTTTGTACTTATAGAATTAATACGAAAGGTACGGTCTTGTATTACAAACTCATCATTTAATCTAAAATTAGCAAGTATATCTGTGCTTAAATATGCTTTCAAAATGTATAATCTTTTCTTTTCATTGAATACTTCATTTATGTATGTTTGATAAAACTTCTTAAATAGTGAATTAGTTTGTCCAGAATAATCTATTAAATTAAACTCATCTATTTCATTATCGAAATTAATTGTAAAAGATGGTGCTGTAGAACTATTGCCATTTTCATTTGTGTTACTTGGCCTGTAATATTGTGTTATAGAAACTGGTGTGCCATCTGAAATCCATTTTATTCCTTTATCACTAGCAATACCTGTTTGTTGTATTCCATAAAAAACAAGTGGTGCTGTTAAAACTGGTTCATAGTTTCCTGTATTAGGTGTTACATCAGTATCAGATGTAAATTCACCTGCAGCAGAATAACCCCATAATATATCAGTTACAAAAGCCTGTGGTGAGGTTACTGCTGAATAAGGACTTGAATTTGTTTTGTTATCGTCAAATATTCTTTCAAACTTCATATGCTCAAAAGGAACTTCAACATCATATGTAGTACCCCTGTCAATGTTAGTAGGTCTAACTATTTCATTACCAAAAACCTCATTAAATTGCTCTTGATGATTTATTGATAAAAGTGTTTTAGGCTCTGAATATTTAAAATTTATTTCACTAAATTCAAATGCTCTATTAACTTGTGCTGTTGTTGTATCAACAAATTTTGTTATATTGTATTCCCCTTCTGAAGGATTATTAACCCTATCAGCATAAAAATTGTCTAATGTATCTACATAAATCTTGCCAAACTCAGCATCTCCAACATCATCAATAAAATACGCTGTTAAATTAAACATCTTAAATAAACCGCTTAAAAAATCTATTACTTTTATTTTTGGTGTATTTTGTGTAATTATAATTTCACTAACTGTAGATATTGCACTACCTGAACCACCACCAACATTAAATACTGATACATTTGAACCTGTAGGTGTACCTGTTAATGGGTCAACTATAAATTCTGTTAATTCTATACTTGGTGTAAAAGATATTGCTGTGTTAGATTCAATAATCCATTTAACCTGAAAGTTTCTAGGTTGAAATTGTGCAGCAACTTCAAAAGTTAAAGTTCTACTTGCGCCAGCTTCTAAAGATGTTTGCGCTAATGTATCTCCACTAACATAATCAATAGCTTTTATTCTAAAAGGAATACTTTGGTTTGCACCTGCTGTATTAACAGTTATAACGCCCTTATAACTTCTATTACTATTTTGAACTGTAAAAGTCCAAGTATCATCATCAACATTAAATCCAAGTGGCCCTGATATTTTAGTCCAGTTATTACATATTCTTGTTAATGTTTCTTCTTGGTTTTCATCTCCACCAACAGGCCCTTTGTTTCTTGACAACCACATATATAAATTAGAAAAAGGGGTTGTGCCAAAAAAATCTCTAGTAAACGTCAAACTACTTGGATAACCATTTGCTATTGTATATTTGTTTTCTATAGCTTCAATTATTGTCAAACATTTTACTGCTGGTTTCAAATCATCAAATGCTAAACCAATATTATTTTGTGTAGTATTGTAATATAAGTTTCCGCTATATTGTGGTGTAGATTCAGCACTATCATAATAAAATCTTTTTGTATGACCTATTAGTGGGTATATAATTTTACCTGAGGACAATCCACTTTGTAATCCTGTTTTAACATTTGTACTTGAATAGTCATGTGTTAAATCATCAAGCTGTGGTAAATCAGAAAGCTCATCATCACCAAGCAAATCTTTTAGGTTTATAGTGTTACCATAAAAAACTACAGTATATGCAAACGGTTTGTTGTCTTTAAGTTTTACATTTTCCAAAGATATTTTACCTCTTTTAAACGGATTGAAATCCATTTCCATGATAGCGTCTTTTCTAGTTCTTGCATCAAAACCATTATCTATTTCATATTTATACCAATGTTGAAATATTTTATTATTTTCTCTTGATGCTGGTATAGTAAAGGTTTGACTAAAATCCATAAATATTTTAGCAATATCTCTTACATCTTGTATTTTTTGTGTAAGTGTTATAGTTTCATCATCAAACATATCTAACCTCTGAAAATCACCATCAGAGTTTTTTATATATAAAACTATTTTTTGCATTATAAAATATTATTTATTTTATCAAAGGCATAATCAAATTGTACTGTATATGTTATAAGTTTATCATTTACTGATTTTTTAAATCTTAGACTATTTGATTTTAAATTAATAGGTAAAACTTTAGTTATATCGTCAACCCAAACTTGTTCTGCTAACATTTTTTGTTTTACAATTTCATTATAAGTTTCAGGGTAAAAACCACTATTTACAGTAAGAGATTCTTTACCGTTTGCCATAAATTTCTTTTCCTGATGTTTTGATAATGCGTAAGATGGTGTTGCGCCACTATTTTCAATATCAAGTATATTATTCTTAAATTTCTCACTTCTTATATTTATATCTGTAAATGATTTTTTGAAATACCATATATTTTGTAGTGCGCCAAATTTATTATAAAATATAATGTTAAGTGGACTAAATTTACATTCTTCTACTTTTTTGAGAGTTATTACTTTATCAGCTTCATGTTTAATTTGATAATTTTCACCTGAAGCCATTATATTTGAACTAATAGAAAGTTGTGTATCACTATCTACTGCGGTTACCGTAGCTGTAGTGCTGTCTGTAGTATTTTTAACTAAATCTCCAACTCTAACTGTAGTTAAAAAGTTTTGGCCACTTTGAATAAGTTTATTTGTTGCTGCAGATGTTGTTGTTCCAGAATCTTTTACACTTGAAAAAGTAACGGTATCGCCATCAATTAAGTTTTCTGTATCTTCTATAATTACATATTGTATTTTTTGATTAGTATTACCATTATCTGTAATTGTTAAATCGCTTGTACCAGAACCCCAAGTAGAATCATTAGTTTCCCAGAAATCATCAGCAGCTTCCCAGTTTACATTAGCTCCTGCCGAAGAAGTTAATGATACTGTTATTGTAGCGGCTTCAGCAAATACAGGTATTTTTATATCTTGCCCAGAATAAAAGTAAACACTTGTATTGTCTTGTAATATCATTGGTGTAGTTGTTGTTCTGGGATTAGTCCCATCTTCAAAGTAACCATATCCATCAATACCTAAAAAAGTATTAGTATTTGTGTTTTGACTATTTACTTGAACTATACTATTAGAAGAATCGTATATAGTAATATCAGCATCAATCCAAATTGTATCTGTAGCATAATTATTATATTCTGTTTCTATATAGTCTCTTGCAAGTTCTGCTAATTCAAAAACAACATAAGGTTTTGCATATATAATATAATTTTCACCTGATGCCATAATATCAGCACTTAAAGACAATGTTGTGTCGCTGTCAATAGCTGTTACACTAGCTGTCGTATTGTCGGTTGTGTTTTTTACAAAACTACCAACTTGAACTGTAGAGGTAAAATTTTGTGTACTATCAACAAGTTTGTTTGCTGTAGTGGCTGAAGTAGTGCCCCTATCTAATTCATCTAGTTTTTGGTCTTTACTAATTGTATATCTTAAATAAGCACTTGTTCTTGATGCGTGTAATCCTGTCCAAATATACAACTGTAGTTTAACACTATCTAAACTAGCGTTTGATACTTTAAAGTAAAAAGGGCTTCTTGTGTTTATTATTGTTGACATGTTATTTTTCTATTCTTTTAAATGTTTGTCCAGTTTTAGAGTAACCTAACATTTGCATAAATTCATCTAAGTTTTCACTTATATCAGTTAATATATTTGGTGTAACCCCAATAATACTATCAACCTCTTTATTTACTAGGTTTGTTAAAAATGGTACTGGTTTTATACCTTCTCTATTTATTTTTTGTGCAATTAAATTAGCAACTCTGTTTTTATTTTTTATAGAATCAAGAGTAACAGGTTTCCTGTTTATCCAACTTACAATATCATTTACTTTTACGTTTGTACCAGCTTTTGTACCTTCATCAATTTTTTCCCCATAACTGTTGCCTGTAATATTAAACTGAAAAAAATCACCACCTCTTACAACTTTTTTATTCAACTTAATACTTTCTCTAAGATTACCAGAAGAATTCAACGGTGCTGTAATAGTTCTGCCAGATTTGTATGTTCTGTTAAAAGGTTTGTTAATTCTTGCTTGTGCTAGTCTAATTAATTTTTGTGAGTAATTAGTTAAGAATATTTCTGTATTTTTTAATTTAAAACTCATTAGCAAGCAGTTTGACCGTTAGAATTAATATCTGATATTTGATTGTTTGGAACAATGACATCTAACGTCAAAGACCATCCAGCAAGTAAGTTTTCAAATCTATCTTCAAACATTTGTGCATCAAAGTCAGAATCTATTTGAAATAAATCACTATACATCTCACCCCTTCTTAATGCACTTTGCAATCCATTGACAACAAAAAACATTGTATTGAGTACATCTTGTTTATTTGTAATATCATGAAAATAGTTAGTTTGGTCTTTTAGGTCTTCTTTTGAATCTTGCACAATATCCATACAAATAATTTGCATATTAAATCTAACAACATGCTCTTGAAAAGTACAACTGTTTACGATTATGTGTGCCAAAGGAAATATAGTTTGTTTCGCTAAGTCAACCTCAAATAAATCACCAAAGGTAACCGTGTTTATATTATTGTTACCTTGAAGATAAGTTTTCATTTTGTCTATAATATCATAAAATGTTGTCATCCTTTATATGCTTTTTTTAATTCTTGTTGTTCTATTTGTACTTTCTCTTTTTCAAAGGCTAAATAATTTAAACATTCGAAAAGTGGTAATTTTGTAACTTGGTTAAATCGAAGGACATTTCCTTTAGCGAGTGCATAAACTGATTGATACCACCCCCATTTTTTTGCAAATGTGCTTCTAGCTGTTGCATATCCTTCTTCGACAGATTCTTCTCCATAAATCTCGGTATAGCTTGAAGTAACACCTTCCCTAAATCGTAAAAAAAAAGCATGGCACTTAAAGCAACATCCATTGGCATATTCTTCATTATTTGCTGTACTTCTTCTTTTGCTTCATATGGTGCTATATCATATTTATTACCAAGCTTAAAATTAACTGGCCTATACATAACACTCATTACAACGTGCATTTTTTGCCAATTAGAAATATTAGATTCTATATCAATATATTCTCCTAATGATATATCATCAAGTTTTGGTATGAAACCCATATCTACACCTTCTAATTTAAACCTAGTTATAAGCTTTGGTTTTTCACTAAAAGCTTTATTTAGTATTTCTAATACTTTGTTAAAACCTCTTACAGAAATCTTATCTACTTCTGCAAGGTTTATGTTGCAAAATATTTCAACAAGTTTCATGTTTAGAAAGTTTGTTAGCTCATCAGTTTCTTCTGCGTCCTTATGAGCATCCATGACTTTCATATATTTCTGGTACTGCTCAAGCGTTATATCATTTAGCGATTGCGGTACTTCTAATTCTATAAATTTCTTAGCCATATTATAATTAATAATTATTGTTAATATTGTATTTTAAGTATTCCATATGTCTGTTTGTCATATTAATAGTATAATATATATTTAGTATTACACCATGTAATATATTACACTATGTATAATATTACACTATGTAATATATATATAATATATA